CGAGTGGCCAGAAGATCGCCGCAACGCATGGTGGGCCGGCTTCAATCTTGGCCATGTCGAGAAAGAGCCGCCCAAGAAGACCAAGCAGGACTTCGAGCAGGAGTGGCGTGCGGCCGATCGCAAGGCGTGGCTTGAATATCGGAAGTGGGAGGACAAGCACTTCCCCGTCGATCCGGCGAAACCATTCAAAGACCCGCCGGGGATGGTCGCGGCGCGACGGGCGTTCGAGCGAGAGCAGGAAATCTCAAAAGCCAGGGAGATATGGCTGAGGGAGGCGTCTCGTGTACGACGATGATCTCCCACCTACAGGCATATCCCGCGCGGCATGGGTCGAGATGAAGCGCCGCTATGGCGCGGAAAAGGCCGAGGCCATGCGCAATAGCCGCAAGAAGAAAGCGGCAGAGGCGCACGAAGCCGACGGCTTTGTCCATGGAGACGCCGGGCAAATCCTTAAAGGCCATCCGGGGAATATCCGGCACGCGGTTCAACAGCTTGGCGTCGTCTTGCGGCTAAATCAGTTCTCAGTGCAGACCGAGGTTGCGTGTCTTGATGGACACGGCCAGGAATTGAACGACGCCGGGGCGGTCAGGCTGCGGCTATTGATCCATGAGACCTATGGCTTTCTGCCGACGCAAGAGTTGTTCGAGCAAGTCCTGGTCGATATTGCGCATCAAAATAGGTTCCATCCGGTGCGGGATTATCTCGACGGGCTCAAGTGGGATGGCACGCCGCGTCTCGTATCGTGGCTTTCCTATTACCTTGGCGCCGATGAATCGGAATACGTCGAGACTGTCGGCAAAGCTTTTTTTATTGCGATGGTCGCGCGGATATACTCGCCAGGCTGCAAGCAAGATTACATGCTCATCATCGAAGGCCCACAAGGCGTGCTCAAGTCAATGGCGTGCGAAGCGATCGCCGGCAATTGGTTTTCGGACAACCTACCTGACGTGCGCGATAGCAAAGACCTTTCGCAGCACCTTCAGGGCAAGTGGTTGATCGAGATCGGTGAGCTTTCGGCCCTAAGCAAAGCCGAAACGACGACGCTCAAAGCATTCATTACGCGACGGACAGAGCGTTACCGCCCGAGCTACGGCCGGCGCGAAGTCATCCAGCCTCGCCAATGCGTCTTCATCGGAACGACAAACGCCGAATGCTACTTGAAAGACGCGACCGGAGGTCGCCGCTTCTGGCCGGTCAAAGCCGGCTCAATCGATCTCGACGCGCTGCGCACCGATAGGGATCAGCTTTTCGCCGAAGCCGTGCACCTGTTCAAGGAAGGCGCGCATTGGTGGCCGGATAAAGATTTCGAAGCCAAGCACATCAAGCCGGAACAAGACGCCCGCTACCTGGCCGATCCGTGGCAGGAAATAATCGCCGCGTACATCGAAACCCGTGAGCGCGTCACCATCGGAATGATCGCAAAAGATGCGCTGTTTATCGAAACCCCGAGGCTCGCGACCCGCGATTCCCACCGGATAATCGACGTTCTCACAGCGTTGGGATGGATGCAGAAACGGAGCCACGGCGTGGGATGGTACGTGCCACGAGTCGAAACCCGACTTTTCTAAAGTGACGCACCCGGAGGAAAACCAGGTGTAGGAAAATCAATAGTTTAGCGGGTGCGGGTGCGGCAGGGTGCGGCATTTTTCTATGGAAGGTGAATCTCACGTTAGTAACACGAGAATGACGTTCCTAAGGAAAATGACACACCCGCACCCGAGTCCCGCACCCGTTTGGAAGTGTTCTAAACTGTCAAGCATCTATAGCGTAAGCATTCTCGCAGGAAAGGATAACTGAAATGAACCATTCTTATCCGGTTGGTTGCCATCAATCTTTTACCCAAAATAGTTATCAAAAGTCCTCGCGTTCTTGTGATTCAGTTTTACATGTATCACCGCATGAGCGTCGTTCGGACTTACATTTCTGTGGTTTGGCAACATCAATAATTGATCGGTCGTAACATGCACTTCGGAAATCAGCCTGTCATCCTCCAGGAGGCAAAATAAAGGTGTCTCGCCTTCCTGGGGGCCGATCCCGCCAGCCTCCTGCGAGTTAGTGGGAAGGCGAAGGGCATCGAAAAGCGTCTTGATCTGTCCGTCTATATCGCCCTGATTGCAGATATATTTTTTATCCTCTGGCCTTAACAGAAGAATATCCAGACTGCATCGCAATGCGTGTTCCTCTTTGACTAAAGGAACCAGCTCATAGCCTGCTCTGCTCCACCGCTTCCCTATAGCCGAAATGCCATAATCAAACCTCTGTTGCTCCGTTGCTCCAGACGGAAGTGATCCTGAAGGGAGGCGGTAGCAGACGTTGTCAGCTAAATGTCTAAGATTGGCATTCACGGTCCATAGGCGGCGTAATTGCGTGTGTAGGCTGCATCGAATGGCGTGCATTTCCTCGCCTCGACTCCTATTTCCAGATGGACGCAGTTCACCCTCATATATCAGTCGGAATTCCACAAGGTCACTTTCCTCAATGCGGTCTCCAGTTCCGATTATTACAAGGTGTGGCAACGCGTCACTCATGCCGCACCCCCATCATCTCGCATGTCGAGCCAAGTATTCTATCGCCCAAATTAGCGCAACTCCATCAATCACGGATAATCAACCGGATAAGCATGAAATGAACAAAGCAGACCGCGACCTTAAGGACTTCGTTTTTAGCGCCGCCGCCCGCAAGCACCCGCTTTGGCGGATGGACGAAGTAAAAGGCGAGGCAATCCCGTTGGACGGCGCGCCTGACGAGGATGACCTGGTCGAATGGTTTGAGAAGACATGCCCGGATGAAGTCGAGCTGGCGATACGCGGCGCCACGCGGCGACCAAACTAAGGAGTGTGCCAAACCATGCCCGACAAACACCGCAAATTGCCCGCGCTTGGCTTCGCTGGCTTCGAAGACTCGCCGGCTGCAGGCGGGCGCCGTCGCAAGCCAACGTGGCCGCTAAACCCCTTGCGAGAGCCACACGCGGGCGAGGCAAGCGATCGAGCGCGGCGGCTGTTGAGCGAGCCCGAGTTGCTGCAAGGCACCGGGGCGGAAGCAGGCGAAGGAATGACCGTCTGGCGGCCACCGCAAGCGCCCCTGGGCACCCCCGGCGGCTTGGGTCCTTCTGACCAAGCTGCCGCGGGCGGTGGTGCCACCCCCACAAAAAAAATAGTTTGAGGAAAATTTTTTAGACTTATGGAGTGCGTCGATGGCATTGGCAGGCCGGCCCGGTTTCGTCACGATCACGCAGCTCGCCCGGGAGCTTGGCGTAAGTCAGTCAGCCATTTCCCAAGCCGTTCAAAATGGGCGGCTTCGTGTCTACGACGACTATGGCGAGCGTGTCCCGCCGGGTTATCGCGGTCGAAAGTGGCTTCGGTTGGCCGAAGCGAAGGAAGCGTTCGAGTACAACCGCGTGCGGTTTGATAATTGGTGGCTCGACCGATGAAGGTTGAGGTTGAAAGCCCCCTTTTCCATCTTCGGATCAAGCCTGGCTTGACTGCCGAGGAACGGGCGGAAGTGGCGCATGCGATCTGTCGATTTCTGATCGATCCTCCGCGGCCCGTCGAGGAGCTTCGGCGCGTCGCCGTCAGGGCTGCCTTGAACCAGTACGAAGGTTCGCCTTCGGGCCGGGCAAAACAGCTTGCGGGCCGATACCAAACCTACATCGCCTCGTCTGGATGGCGCCTTGAGCGCGATTTGGAATCGCTACCCGACGGCCGCTCGACGAAGCGCAAGCTCTTGCATCGCATCGCGCGGCTCAATGGCGGCAAGCCGTTGCACTACCGCCGCCTCTTCGACATCGCGGCGGGTTCTCCACAGGGTTGAACCGCTGGGCAACTTTTCTCATTTGCTGTTGCACAAGCGTCCGCCCATCATCGTCGGATGAAAACGCGAACGATAGAACTTTCCGAGCCCATCGGCGCCGTCACGAAGATTACGCTGCGCGAGCCGCGCTATGCCGATTTCGTGGAACTCGGCCCCCCGGCGCAATGGGTCTCGCTCTCAAACGGCGCCGGGTTTTTGCAAGAAACGCCGGCAATCCTCGGCCAGTGGATCGAGCGACTTATGTTGGACGTCGATCCGGCGAGTCTTCAGGATATGAGCTTGAGGGACACTCTGGCGATCCGGGCTGCGGTTTTTGAATTTTTCTACATTGCCGCCGCGCCGCCGCCCTTGGCTTCGGATGAGGCGGCCTCCATCAACAATTTTAGGATCAACTGATGGCTGAAAAAACCGTCATTTTGTCGTCACCAATCCAAGGCCAGCGCGGCACGATCCGCGAACTGAAATTCCGGGAGCCGAAGTTCGAAGACTACATGGCCTTCGGCGATCCGGAGACGCTTGTTGGCCTCAGCAATGGCGGCGCCGGCTTCTACCAAGAGGACATGGCGGCTATCCGACAATACACGGAGCGGCTCATCATCGACTTCGACATCAATTTCCTGCCGCTGATCGGTCTCAAGGACACGCTGGCGATCAAGAACACGATCTTAAGTTTTTTCCGCGACGCGATCCGGCCGGGGATCGCGACGGAACCATCTGGCAGCGGGTCGCAAGAGCCCTCGTTTTCGGATACGGACAGCCAATCGGGGCCGTCAACAATATGACGTTCCAGCAAGCGGTATATTGGCTTCGCCAAGCGCAGATTTTTTGCGAGCAGAGAGGTCGTCGGTAGATGGCAATAAAAACAATAGAGACAAAAGCCATCATCACGGCCCAGGACGAAACGGGGACCACGTTTTCTCGCGTCGCGGAAAAACTGAGGAACCTGGAGACCAAGGCCGATGGCGCAACCAAAAAGCTCCAAGCGACCACCAGGGCGGCAGGGACCTCGCAGGCGGCAGGGCCGAAGGCCGAGCGTGCATCGTCTGGACTTATAGCGGGCATGCCATCGATTATTACCGCCATCATCGCCGCCGAGTCGGTGCGTGCCCTGGCCGAGGCGATCGGTGCACGGATACACGAAGCGGTAAAAATGGAAACCGCGGGAATGTCTCCTGCGGAAATCGAGAGCGCCAAGGCCGAGACAGCCAGGCTAGCCAGGAAATATCCGTCCATTCCGCAGACTGAACTCATGCACCTCGAGCGCACCGCGCGGGCGATCACCGGCGACACGAAATCTGGCGAGGAGGCGGTGGCGATGATGGCGCCGTTGCGCGTTGCGATGGGCAACAGGCCGGATGCGGAAGAGCAAATGGACCTTCTTCTGAAGGCCATGGAGATCAAGGGCGTCACGCAGAAGCCAGAGGAGTTCAAGTCCTACATCGACGCCATTGGACGTGCGCTGCAGGCGTTCCCAGAAAGCACGCTGAAGCCGGCCGACTATTTTGAAATGATAAAATATGCCCGCGGGGCAGGGGCTGGGCTAAGCGAGAAATTCATTACCAGGGTGGGGCCGACGATAGCTCAGGAAATGGGCGGCGCATTGTTCGGCACCGGGGTTGCTGCGTTCAACCGGGCGATCGTCGGCGGCCACATGGATCACGACGCGATCAAGCA